GAAGTTATCGACGCCATTGAGGCTTGGGATCTTAACTTTAACTGCGGAAATGTTGTGAAGTATGTTGTGCGACACAAGCACAAGGGAACCCCCATTGAAGACATAGAGAAAGCGGTTTGGTATCTAACTCGCTATCTTGTGCAACTAAAAGAGGAAGAAAAAAATGCAAATTCATAGTCCTAAACACTGGCACAACAACGAAGCAATGAGGGACACCTTGTCTTATGATGATGTCCTGCTTCGACCGCAATATAGCGATCTTAATACTCGCAAAGAAGTGAATCTTACTTCTGAGCTTGATGAGGTTTTGAGTTTTAAATTGCCTGTCATTGCAAGCCCCATGGACACCATTACAGAAACGGAAATGGCACTAGCAATGGACAAGGCAGGGGCATTGGGAGTCATTCATCGATACAATAGTATTGATGAACAGCTAAAGATGGTTCGAAATGTGTGGAGGCAAAATCCTGATGCAAAAGTTTCAGCAGCTATAGGTGTGACGGGAGATTATTTTGAAAGAGCAATGGCACTCTGTGAATCCGGTGTGCAGGTTTTGTGCTTAGATGTGGCTCACGGACATCACATTTTGGTTAAAAAAGCTCTGCATGAATTAAAAAATACGTTTGCAGAATCAGTGCATGTTATGGCAGGAAATGTCGCTAC